TCACCGGCGTAGGCCTGCCTCTTGTATCCTCACCGCCTGACATCGTGCGTTTACCCTCAACAGTCTCTAGGTCCTCTAACCCTTCATTCCGGTCACGCTTAGAAGCCTTAGCCACATAGAAAAACCGTGAAGCCCCACCCTTATCATCATGACCACCTCGAGGAGTATCAGAGTTTTCTTTTCCCCAATCCATAGGACCAGGATGAGTGCCGGACTTTCCACCAGACTTGCTCACACTGACTCCTGATTGTTCATCCAGCAACCCAGCCGTCACCTCATCAAGAATTACATTCGCAGGCCAACGACCAGCAGGAGCAGGGCCAGTAGCCTGTGCTCTTTTTACTTCTCCAGATGTCGAAGTCATTGCAACTGGAGATCCCTTTCCATAACTCCTAGAGCTGGGCCAAGTTTCTACGGTTGTCCCTATCCGGCTGCCGTCAATGTTCAACCCACCCACACCCCACTCAAGCACATTCTCCGCCACAGTCCCCACCAACGGTTTCCGCCCCACCACAACAGGCTCAAACGCAGGCTTAAGAGCTGTACCCCATCCCTGCCAATCGTCAAGTTTTTTACCAATATTTAATGACTTTGGAAACCCAGACCCATATATCCAAGCAATAGAGTCTCTAACCTCATAACCGGCGTCCTCAATAGCCACAGCCAAACGGTGCCAAGTCCTCGACCCACCAAACGCCAAAATGTGACCACCAGGCTTCAACACCCTCAAGCACTCCTGCCACACCGTCACATCATAAGCAATCCCAGAGGAGTCCCACTTCTTACCCATGAACCCCAGCTCATAAGGCGGATCAGTCACCACACTATCCACACTGTTATCAGGGAGAGTCTTGAGCACCTCACGACAGTCCCCCAGAAACACACGAGCCCCAGCAACCTCAACCGCAGGAATCACAACACCCTCATCTCATCAATCGGAATCTCAAACACCGGCTCCACATCATGCTGCCCAGGACCCCACCTATCCATCTCCCCACCCACACCCAACCACTCCTCACGCACATCAGCAACATCAATGTAACGAGTAACCCCATCAGACCAGCGCACCACAAACACAGAAAGTGCAGTGTAACTATGGGCAGTGAGATGATGGAACTTCCTATCACGATTCATAAAAACAGTGGGGTACTTTGTGGAGGCACAGTTACGATGCTTCACCTCAACCCACGCTTTGAGCTCACCGTCACGCTCAGCGAAGAAATCCACATGATAGAACTGAGGCAGGTGATGCAGAGTGCAATCCCATGCCTTCTCTAGGTCAGCTTTGAGGATATCCTCACGCGCCATGTTCTCTGGGGTGTTGCGATCATCAGGAATCTGCTCAGGCTCAGACATTTAGGCGTACACTGCCCAGCGCTCTTTTGGCAATTCGATCCGGTACTGTGCAGCGAGAATCTCTGCGAGCTTATCGTTATTCCATCCTGCGCTAATTGCTTTGCCGATGAAGTCAGACAGTTGCTCACGCTCCTCATCTGCATCAATGACCCAATCTAGGGTGTCGCATACATATTGCAGTTTGTCGCTGATTTTGATTGTGTTAGCCATTTGTGGCCCCTCTCTCTTGATGTCTCTAATGTATACCACTACACACGATAACGCAAGCACATATCAAAACAATTTTTCAGGCTCAGTCAAGGCCAATTCCGCAGCCTCAAGAATCTGCAACCCAGTCTCAGGAGCAACACAATTCCTCAACACCTGCCTCTTGTTAGGAATCCGATAAGCAGACAAATCATAACCATGCAGGCTCTCCAGATCGCTCACCTTATTCATAGCCCTCAAGTTCTCCACCAACCTAGGGAGCTCAGGGATGTGAAAGTTAGCCCAATACAAATGCCTATTCCGTTTCACCGGATTGAGCATAGGAGGATAGTAAGGCACAACATTCTCCACCACCCACAAAGCCTCACTGTGATACTGCAGAAAAAGGATCTCCTCGTACAGGGTCATGTCAGGGTACTTCTCCTCAACACCCCTCAACTGCACACCAATGTTGTACCGGAATGAGCTGTGGGTTTGACAGGGAGGACTGGACCAGATGAAGTCAAACTCATTGTGATGCAATCTCAGGTACTCATGAGCATCACCAATCACCAGCTCATCATTAGGGAACAAGTCAGCGTAGACAGGTGCAATGTTTTCGTCATACTCCACCGCTGTCACCTCATGCTCATCGCCCCACAGTTTGCGATTACCACCAATGCCTGAATACAGATTTAGTATTTTCATTTGCAACCAAACTCCCCAGGCCTACACTCCCAATGCTCCCCACGATTATGCTCAGCTCTCACCCACGCACGAGCCCCAGGAATATCCGCAGCAGGCTTCACCTCCTGCTTATGAATCACAGTCCGAGGCTTCTCCCACTTAGAAGCGTTCCTGCACCAAGTCCTAAACGCCCTCTGCACATCCTTGAACACAGATCCCTTAGCGATATGGAAGTCAATGAAAGCTTCTACCTCATTAGCAATCATCAGTGTGGGCCATTTCTGTTCACATTCAGCTCTGAAAGTGTCTGAGGGTTGCCAGTCTGCAGGGACAGCTTGAGCTCTTTTGGTCTTTGTTTCAATATCATTATCTGGTTCTAGTTCAGTGGTTATAGTTAGGTTGCCAGCTGTGTCAGTACCTACTGACTCCCCTGTCAGTACCCCCCTGACTGCTGTGTCAGTACCCTGGGTCAGTGTGTCAGTACCCCCTGACAGTCGAGGCATCACCCTTCTCAGGGTGTAAACATTGGACTGATAAGACTCACCATTCTTGCGGTGCGCCTTAGTAACAGCCCCAACCTTGATGAGTTCCTCAATCGCCCTGTCTATTGATCGCCAATGACAGTGAGCTCGCTTAGCGATGGTCTCACGCGAGGGAAAAGCCTGCAGCGTTTCATTGTCTGCATATCGAGCAAGGATTGAGTAAACCCTGATTGCTCTGTCTGACACATTGGCATCTAAGACCCACTCTGGGATGATGCTGAATCTGAGGTCAGTGTTGAGATTGTCTTGCATTGTTTGTCCTTGTCTACCGGCTTAGCCCTGGTAGTCTTGGACTTAGCCGATGGTCGCTTCATCGGTTTCTGTGAGGGTCAGTCTGTGATGGGCTGGCCCTCACTCTATTCTACCCCCTAGAAGGGTTGGTCCTTCCAGTCACTCAATACCTTAGAGCCATCAGGTAATAGAAAGTACCACTGGAAACTCATCCGGTCAAAGACAGGGTGCTCCAGTTTCTCCCACACAGGTAGTTTGTGTCCCCACCCACGCGCAGAGGCAGCAAGCTCAGCGTTGCTCTCCATGTCACCGTTCCAGCGAGCACACACCATCATCAGATTATCTGGAGTGTCCAACAGTTTAGATCCACCCATGCCCCTGTTTATCCTGTGATGAGGCACAAGGTCATCCTCCACACCGCAATGCCAGCAGTGCTGATCACGCGCCTGCACCAGCTTGAGGACTTTCTTAGGGACAGCCATAAACCCACTTTATCCTGAGACCTCAACAAAATCTTTCAGCCGATACTCCCAGCGCACCTTAGGAGCAAGTGACTGCTCAACATTCCGCTTCCGAGCCTCAGTGTTCCACGCAATCCCAGGGCTCTCATGCACACTCTCCCAGTTGTCAGCCTTATAGATTGTCCCCAGGTGAACCTCAGTGTCCTGGTAACTAATTAGAAGGGCAATGTCAGGGAACATTTGCTCAATATGTTTACGCATGAACGCAAGCATCCTGGTGGCTGTGTTTCTAGGAGCCTCAGGACTAATCGCAAGCCTCCTCAATTCCAGCATCTGCTTCCCATGCTTGAATCTGTTTTGTGCAACAGGACTAGACCAGATTGCTGAGGCATAGAACTCACTCTCATACAGCGCACCAAAGCAAACATAGTGAGTGTTTCGCACAACATTAGACCAGTCAATCACAGGCAGCCTTGAGTGCCATTGCTGATTCAGATCACAGGCTGTCTGAGCTCGAATAACTTTGAACTCGAACTGTTTAGGGCTTGTAGGAGGCTCTGTCCTTTCCACCAAATCGAACAGAGCATCTGTCATAGCTTCATCTCCGCCTGCAGAATCTTAGAAGCAGTAGCAAGTGCCATCAGCTCACTCTCAATAGAGCGCAACTTCACCCTTATCCGATTGACTTTAGCCTTCGCCAAATCTCGCTCAAACCTGAGCTCCGAACTCTCAAGCTTGGCAATCGCCTGCCTTTCAGCAACCGAGCCTGAAGCCTGTATAAACGCGCCAGCCTCCGCTTTGTCCAAATCAGACTCAGCTCTAGCCAAATCAGTCTCAGCTTCATAAAGCGCCTCCACCCCTTTTCTATTAGTCTGAGAAAGCTCTAGTAGATCCTTCGCTATCTGTGATGGAATCACAAACACTCACCAGCCTTCTGCATAACTCATCTTTCCAGAACTCACTTAGTAGCGGATCGTTTGCCCTTTGTGCCTCCAGGTACGCTTGGCTCAGCTCGCTCACTGAGGCCAGCAGGGGTGAGTGCTGTGGCATATGCTTTGACTTTCTCCAGTACCTCTGGGGGAGCACCCTGTTTGGATGCTTCAGCCCATAGTAACCTCAGTTTGTCCACATCCTGTAACGCTTCAGCTTCAGCGAGCCAGTCTCTTTTCTTACTGACCTCCTCAAAGCGTGCAACCTTCTCCATCTCCTCACGCGAGGTACGCTTATTGCCACTGTAACCAGCATTAGCGAGAGCTCTACCAATCGCTGAGGTCTCACAGTTCTCCAAAGCAGAGGACTGATTAGCCATCCCAGTGCCGTCAATCTCGAAAGCGTAACCTGTTGCCTTAGGGCAGCCACGCTCCACATCCTCACCATTCAGAAACACAATGGCTTTGATGACCCAGATTTTCTCCTGCCGATACTCAGGCACAGTCTCGTTCTCTGTCAGGATCCTGCCATCAGGCCAGTCCTTATAAAAGCGTTTCAGCCTATCCTCAACTGTCTCATAATCTGCAAGATTGAACTTAGCCATCTTTCCACCTTTCCTCATTCACATAGTCAGTAATAATCTTCCCAGCAAGCACTGACACAGACACCTGCTGAGCCTTAGCCAAACCAGCAAGCTTCTGATACAACTCATCAGGGAGCTGCACAGTCACAAACACAGACACACCCTCCATCAGCGCTTCCCCTTCTTCTGAGCCAAAATCTTAGACTCCAGCTTGTAATAATCCTTCCAAAGGTCAGGCTTAGGAGTAGCACGCAAATCCGCCACATACTTATCAGCGACCCTCAACACATTCACATCTTTCCTATCCAAGATAGATCCTTTCCCAAAGCCTCTCAGCGGTTGCCTTGAGGTCATCAATCATTTGCTCATCACGATAAACCCAAACCGTCTCAGGCTCAAACCATGCAGGAGCAAACACACCATCCACATCCATCCTGAGCATCCACACAAACAGGCACTTCTCAGCCCCAGTCACATGAAGCTGCCACTGCATCTGCCTCCTGTACTGCAACGGAATACTTTTCCAGTCCTGCCCTGTGGTCTTTATCTCAGCAATCACAGTGTGATCGAGAGACAACCCATCAGGGGTAGCCAAATGCCAAGGCGTTTCAGCATTAGCCAGCAACCAATCATTAGGCAGGATCCCATGCTTCTCATGCACAAACTTTGCCAACACAGGTTCCATGTCCCTACCAAAAGCCATGTAAGGGTTATCCTGCTCCACAAACTCCTCATGCCAATCCCTGACAGACTGTTCAAACCCTGCAGGGGTAGAAGCCTTAGCAACCTGTGTGGCAGTCACACCCTCTCTGCGAGCACGCAACCAGTCAGCCTCAAACAGTTGCTTAGAAGCAATGAACTGGTTAGGACCCAGCATCGTGCATCCTGTTCCAGCGAGCTCTCGCAATCTTCAGGGCCTCATCAATGACAGCCTGAGCTTCACGCAACTTAGCTGCCCTCAGTTGCTCCCACGCGGTCTGCCAGATAGCACCATTGTCAGAGTAAGCAGAGATCCACTCCTCAATCATGAGGTCAGCGAGCTTCTCAGCCTCACTACGCTGTTCCATATTTATCCACCTTCCTAGTAGTCTTGACTATATGACCCACCACAGACACTCTTACTCTCACCTGATGTCTGAAGTGGACCGGATCGGCAGGACACCCTGCATGGATTGCCCTGAGGTTTTCTTCCCAGAGGACTTCCCTGACAAACACACCAGGGAATACGCCATCAGGCTTGCACGCAAACTCTGTGACTCCTGCCCCATCAAAGATGCCTGCTTCACTTACGCCACAGAGCAGGATGAGCGTTACGGTGTGTGGGCTGGGACACTCCCAGCAGAACGCTAACCATCCTCAGGCTCAGCATCCAAAGAGTGATGACTGTCCAAAACATTCAGAGCTCTACGCAATGTGGCTGCCTGAGTGAGCGTGAAACAAATAGTCCCAGGCTCCTCCATCTGAAACACATCATCTCGTAAGCGCACTATGACCTCGCGCCCCTCAACCTGCACATCCATCATGAAAGTCCCCTCACCTTCAACATTGCTAAACCAGACATGACCGCCATGCCTGCCATCACATAGGAGTCAG